GATTATTTAGCCTCTTGTAGGTTAGATGATTAGGGCGTTAGAGGGTCCAGGATAGGACCCTCGTTTCTCGACTCTTAAGAGCTACCTCTTTCAGTGAACACTGCTCCCGTTGCCTCTCACGAGACCACGAAAGAGCGGAACTGACGTCCTGAGCCCACGCTTCTTTTCTGAAGGGCGTGGGAAGGGGTCGACTTGCGAGAGCGTGATGGTACCAGGCATTCGGCCAGGCATCACGGGTCCCCGGTGCGTTCTGCAAGGAGCGAAACACACCACCACCGTGTTTGTCAGTCACAATGGGCAAGCACTCTGGAGGAAGATCCTTTGGGTCTGGGGTTTGGACGCCCGAACCCTCGGAAAAATGCATTGGAACAGCCAACACGGCCCCAAACTCAAGGTTTGAGTGAAGGTCAACCAACCAACGCCATACCTCGTCCGGAGTCCTACCAGCTTTTCGAAGCCGGTCTGCCACTAGGTTGTAGCAGATATAGGACCAAGACTTGAGTGCATTCTTACTGAAGAGATCCTCCGGCCGCTGCACTTGAAACGGCCGACAGTCCACCCCGCGGTATGCATCCATGCCGCAGGATTCCCTAAACCCACCCGAAAAGAAGCTCTTGCTTTTGTTGACAGACCAGCCTAACCCAGGGGCTAGGCGGGCCTTTATACTGAGCTCGAGCTCCGCAGGTATGATGCAGTCGTCACCAAAGACGGTTATACCGATCTCTCGGACACCTTCAGTTCGGGCAACACCACGTAGGAGGGCATAGAAGACCAAGGTTTGCAGAGGGAATGTGAATCCATTTCCCATAGTACCGATCATCGGAAGGGGGAACTCCTCCTCCTCGTAGATCGAATACTCACACCTGATCAGCGACAACCATTCGTACCAATCCGGAGGTACCAACCGTTCAACTAGCGTAAGCCAGATGCGATCGGACGCCTCAGACCAGTCTAAGGTCGCGTCACCAATTTCGGGGTGAAGACTCGCCAGACGTGCCAGATGTTTATGGCAAACGTCTTGACTTTCAATGTCAATGTTGGCGAACTCCTTGAGAAGATCTGCAATCAGACGACCCGTGCCAAGCTGGAACCAAACATTCAGTCCCGGTTGCACGGAAATAGTCCGAAGCTTGTTATGCTTCTTGGGGACAAAAGAGAGTCGATCACCTCGCGCCACAGACTCTGCGGAACCTTTGATTAGGTCCTGCAGCAGCTCCACACAATCACTGCCTTTGGAGGGCAATGGGTAATACAGAGCAATAGTCCTCACGAGCTCCCGAGCGAGGGTTGAGTCCCACTCGAGATAGTGCTCGAAGAACGTGTCCATGACGTCAGCCGTCCCGACGAAGTCTAGCATCTTAGAGTCCAGATAGGACTCGTTCCGCTTTATACTCGTCGTGGCGTTAGGTCCGTGTCCACACCTTTCAAACACCTTGGTGTAATCCAATTCACCAAGAACACGCTGGCAGATGAGCCGGGCCTCCTCCAGGACGGAGTTAAGCCAAGGGTCTGTAACAGCGCGCAACTCATTGTTGAACAGCCAGCCCCGAAGGATGTTATCCCGGAATTTCTCCAGGGAGTCCTCCAGTAAGTGACTGGTATCCAACTCATCGACATACATGTAGCGGTCGAAGAAGTGTGCTGGTAGGTACGAACTCGCGAAGTCGAGGGGGTCAACCCTACAGACGGTGTCCATGCTCTTGAGCGGACACCAGCTCTGCACGATCTCCCTGACGTTCCGACTTCCGGCCACGAATGGCCGACCGAGGTCCCGCGTGTACGCGCTAAATAGCGCGTTAACAACTCCGTCGACGGCACGAGGCTCTATCAACGGCTTCCGCTTAGCTTTCGACATGGCGAACGGACTCCTATGTGTGGGTTTAGTTCAGACCAGCCCAAATCTGCCGGGAGGATACCCGACAGCAGGCTAGGCGCGCCTTCTATACCTAGAGACCCGGTTAAGGGCACAGGTTATGAAGCACCGGAAGAGTGACAGGACTTTTTGAATTGCCTGCCTACTCAACAACGCTGTACTTCCAGAAGTTTTCGAAGTCAGCGTCCAGCATCATTGCGGCACCGTCAGAGACGGCGGCGCCCTTCTGAGCTGCGGTATACTCGGCATGGAACGCGGTCTCAATCTTGACCGTCTGCGTGTAGATCTTGCCATCGCTGGCAGTGAACGGCAAACGGTAAGTGAGCGTATTCCGACCGAGACGCGCGAAGTCCCCGGTCTTCGCTGGCGCCGCCGGCAGCGTCGCGCGACCCGTGAGGGTGCGGCGAGTGAGCAGGTTGGTGTCAGCTAGGACGATCAGGTTGACTCCGTCGGTGACGACCCGTCCGTCAGGGACGAACGAGAGGTCGGTACCACCGGAAGGAGTCCAGGTCGCACCTGTCTTGATTACTGCGGTTTTCAAGGCCATTTGTCTTCTCCAGAGAGCTACATGGAGTGCTTTCGACCAAAGAGTTGATATCCAAGGGCGATCGCATCCAGTATGCGTAATTGAACACGGAAAGGATCCGTGTCGAGTGGGGGAAGTGCCGAGGGATTAACCCCGACGGTTCTTGTATAGGTCTTCACATTCGATAGATAGAAATGCTGGGAAGCAGTTCCGTCCATCGAGACGTACGATGCGCCTGATCCGGCGTGTTGATGACGGTTGAAGATCTCCATTTGACGGAGGACAGTCTCGTTACGTGATTCGGTAAGCCAAGTAGTCAGCACACGCTGATTGACCACCGGGGACCACGCTCCAAGCCAGTCTCCGACCTTGATAAACCAATCTGCCACAAAAGAGAAGGGAATCAACTCCCAAGCGGCGGTTGGTATATCCCCTGACGAAAAGCCAAAGGCATCTGCCTTCGACAGGTCCATGCTGGCAAGGACACCAGCTCGAAAAGTCACGTCAAGGTTGACATCCGTGTCGGCTCGCCCGAATGGGATAGGCTGGGTGCCTGCCCACCAGAGAGGGTTCGTTGTATGGTGATGGACGGTGTGTCCAGTCCCATGCCCTTTAGAGCCTCCACGACCGGTGATACGGATTTCCTTACCTGTCTGAGCAACTGCAGCATCCATGATGTCCTGCATGCTGAAGAACAGCTGTTGCCACCCGTACCTCCACTGCAACCACAGGTTGGTACCTGCATTGGCCGCATCTGCAACACGTTTCCCAACGGAGCCGAATCCCTTGGCTAGCTCCGCAGTACGGGACAATTGAGCCCGGTGTTGCTTTCGGTCGAGACGTTTGGCCCTCTTCACAAGCTCTCGAGCTTGCTTCAATGGGCTTCCTAGCAGTTGCAACGTCATTGTCGCTTGTGCCATCTCGACAAGTGCCATGGCTTGCCTCGCCCTCACGTCATTCCATGCGGCGTTTACCGCAATGTCCGAATCCGCCGGCGTTGTCACGACTGGCAGACCGAACATTACCCCTTCCTGGAGTGGATAACAGACGTTCTCGAACGTAAACCTATCGTTGAACTGCCCGTTGGGGTAGCGCGTATAATAGGTGTCCGTGAACGATGACGTAGAGAACGAGTGGTCGGTTTCGCGACGTGAGCAAGGATTACTCACAATGTGACCGGCTGCTATCAACTTCTGATAGTTAGGAGTCACCACGTCGGTCATTTCACGCACGTCGACTACAGGCGCCGAGTAGGGCCCATAGGAAACGACGGGCGTCCGACCGTCCCAGAAGGTTTGCGTTGAGATCCGTCGAAACGGATCCGTCACGTCGAGGATCTCTCGGCGCTGACGAACATGTCCCATAACATTCCCCCTGGGGTATCATCCCCGGAATTGGAACCAAGGATGCCTCTTACGAGGGCCGCGCATTTTTACTTGTGCGTGCAAGGACCACTGAGAGGACCGGGATCACCG